CAGGACCACCTCTAGCATCAACTTCAAGTTGAAGTTCACGACTTAGTTTTCCGGTTCCAAAGGTGTCACTTAAATATTGTAAAAGATCAACTCCAATTAAATTAGCTGCACCTGCAGTCATTTCAAGTGCTGGGTCAACTACGCCACGATACAACAAAGCAGCTGGATTCAACGGATCGATCTGTCCGCGCTCCGCTTGTCTTTGTTGCATCACTCTGTCAACTACAGAGGTAGCTTCAGGTTGAGTTTGTTGTTGACTCCCACGATTCAACAGAGCCTGTAATTTAATTACAGAAGCATTATCTCCTGCATCTTGTGCTTTTTTCAAAGCTTTTTCAACTTGCTCACGAGTAGCCATTATTCGAAATACGCTTCAGTGCCAGAGGGTATTTGAAAGTCATCACCAATGTTCAATCTTGACTCAGGTATAAGTAAAGTATCTAGAATAAACGCCCGAGGCCCTGGCTCTAAACTTCGATAAGATCTGTTTACATCTTCGTTGTATCGAGTAATTTCCCTTATGCCTTTTTCCTTCATTATTTTTACTAAACGCTTTAAAGCACCTTCTTCTAATGTAGTATCAGCGGCAATTATTTGTCTAGCGAACTCAATATCTTTCTCAGAAATACCTACGCCAGAACCAAATTGAGCGATAACAGTAGCAATGTTACGTCCAGCTATATTCATATACGCTTGAGTGGACTCAACATCATCGAACCTACCTATGCCAAGAGATGAACCATATTTATTTGAAAGCGCTTTTAAGGTTGTTTCAACATTAGCAAACGGACCAGTAATAACAGCACCGGCATCAAGAAAATCTTCCATTTGTTGTACCTCTGGCAACGCATTAACTACTTCTACTAATTCTTCCCTTCTTTTGTTGAATGAGTCAACCTGTTGTCTTATTAATGATGCGTCAAGTGATTCACCAGTGTTTATGTTAGTAACATTAGGAGCAACGAGCCTACTAAATACATCTAATTTAGGTAATCCTAATTCTTGACCCAGTCTCATTTTTTCCGCAAAAGCACTTTCTGGCGGTGGTTTCATAGCCTCTTGTGTAAGCTCTAATACCGGAGCAATGTCCTTACCGCCTAATTCTAAGAAAGCAGGAAGCACAGTTGCAAAATTTATTTTTCCTGTTCCAACTTCAGTGCTAGCTTTAATTGCTCTGTTGAGTGCAGTTTGTTCATTTTGCATTTGAGCAAATTGCATAACTTTTGAGCCAAACTCTGGATCCTTTGCAAATTCTTTTGCCATTTTCTCGCCATCATTTGTCCCAAAAAGATTAGTTGTATAAGGCAAGATAGTATTGTACCGCATATCTTGATCTTTTTTCTTCTGTTTATTGATGCTGTATTGTTGAATTGCACCACCAATTTCTTGACCAAGATTAGCCATTGCTTGCGCTCTAATGTTCGCAGCATTAGTAAATCCACTGAAGTCCAATGCCCCTAGTCGTGGGTCAACCCTTGTTCCTACTTGAAATGCCATATTATTTTATCCTTGTATTCATCCATTTACGGATGATTGCTTTAAGTACAGGTTTGTTTGATATAAACTCAGCAAAGCGTTCACCGTATTTAATGTACAGATTACGGAACCAAGATGGTGCATCATTAAGTAACCAAGTACGGAACATTATCCACTTAGGATTCTGTACACCGTAGACCTCACGTGCTACCCAGCAGGCAAATGCAGCAATACCACCAGCAGAGCCAATACCTTGAGCTATACCACCAATCGCACCCATTACACCAGCACTACGTGCAGCATCAGCCTGTGCTTGAGCGCCAAGTAAACCGAACTGGTCACTTTGACGTTGCAAGGCCATATTAATTCCTACGTTTGGATCAAATAGTTGAGGCCCCATTGGACCAGCTGCTCCCGCTTGAGCTGATTGAAGCACGGAACCACCTAAGCCAATAGCAGAAGATGGGCGACCAAGTATGGTAGCACCAACATCACCTGCTAATGCTCTATTCATTTGAAATGCCGGTGCAGCGAACTGAGCTGTATAATCAGAACGACCTAATGCTTCAGCTGCTATAGAAGAAGCATCACCAATACGACCTCTTGACAGACTTGCTTGTCTTGCCCTTTGTTGCACATTACGTTCCTCTTCTGGAGTTAGTTGACCCAACGCCCTACGTGACATACGTTCAGCAATTTCAGTACTAAACGGATCAGCCATACGTTGCGCTTGCACAACCTGTGGAGCAAATTCTTGAAGTGCCGCTACATCATCTGCGCGCTGTAAACGTAACTGTTCTCTTTGTAAAGTACCTGCTCTTTCTGAACTTTCTTCAAGCAAGTCAAATAATCCGGGTATTCTACCAGCTTGATCAAGGCCTGCTAATTCAGTTTCAATCTGAGCTATTTGTGCTTCTCTATTGCCACCAAGGGACTGAGCGATTTTATTTACTTCAGTATTGTAAGCACTTAATTCTTCCTCATAATTAGGATTTCTAACTCGTGTGGCACCAGGAAACCTAGATCTACGTGAACTTTCTGAAACAGTGAACTCCTCTGGTCTTGCTCCTACAGTTCTTTCTGCAATCTTCATTGCCTCTTCGTCAGTAACGCCACCAGTGCCTGCCCTTAAACCAGCAAGTCTTGATTCTAACTCACGGTATCTTGCGCTTTCCGTAGCATCAAGGCCACGAGCCATAGTAGCAATATCAGCTAATTCAAGTGCTGTGTATTGAGGACGAAAAGTAGCCTCAGCACCTAAAAGACGTTGTTGCAACTCAGGGTCAGTTACACCTTGAAAAGAACTAAAGTCCTTTCCAAAAAGATATTCGCCCATTGCCTGACCCGGATCAATTGGATCAGGTTGTTGTATTGTTGTACGTCCTTTGCCCATCTTATTTAATTATTTAATATTTTTTTAAAAAGTCTATTTGTGTAAGTAACTCGTGTAGGTATCCCACCTCTAGGTCTAATAGCTAATTTGTTTTTTTCAAAAACCTCGGGACAACGACTTAGAAAATCTCTTGTAATATCCTTGAAGGCATCCTCACCTTCAGCAAAAAGAAATGCTAGAAAGATACTATCTCCGTCCTCTCTGTCAGCCTCCCAGTTATTAATAAATTCCCAGCCATCGTCTTCATTGCAATTATACCACATAAAGACACCCCGAATAGAAGTATCCTCATTATAATGAACAATTAATGTTTGCTTCGCCCAGTGGTAGGCTACCATCAAACGTATAAGTTCTTTGTCCCAGTCCTCGAATACCCTTCCGTTCTCGTGTTCAATACAAAAGTCCACGATCTCATCCATAGCAAGGATAGCATTCTTTTGAGTACGATTCTCAAGAGCTACTTGTACGGATTGAAGTAAACGATTGTATCCCATTATTTATTAATGCCCATAGGCTTGCCAATGAAACCCAGGACCTGATGACTCTGGACTAGTCGAACCTTGTAAAATATATACTATTTCGCTTGTACTAATACTCTTTACTTGCATCCAATAATCATTATTTGAACCATCACCACCATTTGAGTTTATTGCGGTAGCACTTGCATTCAAACAAGCGTTAGGAAAATCTCCTCCCGCATCAGAGGATAAATCTATGGTTGTTTCCCCCTCAGAAGATAAACCTGTTACTGTGCCAAACTTAAAAATTAATCCGTTTGGAAAAGTAATACTTCTTGTTGAACCCGCCATAGTGCTTGGAGTAAAGTTAGGGGCTGAATCAACATAAGCCTTAATACTTTGCTGTGTAGCACCTCTGGTAGCTGATCCACCAGATGTGTCGCTATTGTCCAGCATATCATCATTATCAAATAATATACCTGAGTCCCCTGAACCGCCAATAACTACAGGTAATGCACTAGGAACAGCATCACCTCCTGAGACATTACCAAGGACAGTTTGGTCAGCCTGAGTAGCCATCTTTGCTAAGGTAACAGCATTAGTAGCAATCTTAGCTGTTGTGACACCATCTGAAGTACCAGTTGAGTTTTCTAGCTTTGCGGTCTTTATACCTAGATCTTTTACAATAATTTTTCCACCACTTACAACGGTTGAATCATTATCAGCAGCAGTTGATTGAAATGTTGCACTATCTACTAAAGCATTGAGGTTAGCTGCTGTAACCTGATTGCCTGTTGCGAAAGTTGTACCCTTTGATAAAATTGACATTACTGTGCCTTTACTGTTGAACGGAAAGCGATAGCACCATCGACCTCAATGGCTCTTATCTTAGGCCTTCCTGTTGTATTATTAATTGTGAATTGTATTCCGTATCCTCGTCTATTACCTATTCTACCACGTATGGATACATCATCACCTGCTGGTAAAGCAATTGGTGCATCCTCTGTGCCTATATATACGCCCAATGTTTTTAAATCCTTAGTCTTATCTGGATTTTCTGTTTCAGCGGATATGCTTAAATCAGAACTAGCTGAACTATCTGACTCAAAGTGCATATCAAAATTCTTCCATCTTTTCCTGTCCAAGGACTGTAGTGTGTACTGACGAGTAGTAAGAGAACCAACTACATCAATGTTCTGTTCTGTTCCACCTACTTGACTTATAAAATTATCTCTTCCATTTGGCTTGGAGTCTAGTTTATGTATACCCCCTAAATCATTGACCGCATATACGCCTCGCTTATCACCTGCCCCAACAACTAGTAAATTAGATATGTGGAAGTCATCATTATTTACTTGGTCAATACTTTCCCACTGCTTATTTAAAAAATTGTAAACAAGTACAGCGTTATTCTTTGTTGATGTATCCAGTGGTACTGCAATAAAGTAACGATTATCAAAGTAAACAGCTACTGAGTTTTCCCAGTAAGTTTTGTTTATTCTTTGAATCGTAGTATTAATTGGCTCACTGAGTGGTGTTTCAGTACCACGTAGGTTGTACTCATCAAAGAACTGAGTACTGTATACACCGTTATCAGATAGGAATATAACTTGATTGCCAACCTGTTGTATTGACTGACGAGATACGCAACCTACTTCATTTGTAAGTAACTTAGTACTAGCCCCCTGAAGTGTAGTAGTATTAGCCACTAGGTGAATACTGTTACGATTAAACACCATAAGGTTATCTTCAGAGAATGAGTGCAGAGCTACATTGAAATCAGCCTCACCCGCGTTGAATCTGTACTGAGCGTATATCTGATCATAGGTGTCCGTGTCCAAGATGTCAGATGCTATTATTTCATCTAGTATTCCTCTGGATGTAAATGAATCCGCTGAGTCATCAACAGTAAAATTAAATGGCATTATTAATCTACGCTGATGATACACAGCATAGGGCGGTGCTGGCATATGGGTAAAGCCTAGACCTACTGATACTCTACGAATAAATTCTGGTTGAGTAGTAATAACAGTACTAATTTGATCTTCTACTGAGTTGCCTACGTTAAATGTAAATCCTAAGGTGTTGTTAGCAGTG